TGGATATATTAAAATCTACACCAGTCCATGTTGAAGCGGCAACGTTTCCATTTGATTCACAAAGCCCTACTGCATAAGAGTTTCTTGAAGTTATACCAGTATATGTTTTACTTCCCGAGCCTGTAGCAGTCTTCACAATTCTCTCTTGAAGCAAAGCAGTTGTCTCTGTTGAGTCAAGAGTGATATTACCACTAGCATCTCTAATTCTAAATCCGACTGCCATTATAGTTGCCCTATCTGAACTCTCACAGTGCCTACTGAATCGTAAACCTTAATAGTGCTATTAGTAACTTCCAATCTGTTTCCTGTAACAGCGTTCTTAATAACCACATTACCGCTAGAATCAACCGTAAATTTACCAGTTCCAATGTTTATACTGCCTGCTGTAATAGCGCCTAAATTTGTATTGATTGTCGCTAGGTCTGGAACATTAATCTCATCCTCAGTAACCTCATCTAATCCTCCCAAGTCGCCAGTTTGAGCAATCCAACCACCAGCAGCATAAGGGTTAGTTCCGTTATAACGATAAATCTTATTGCCATCATTAAGGTCAAACCAAATGTCACCTGCTTCAATATCTGCTGATGGTGGCTCGTTTTGAGAGAATGAAGTTGTGCCTCCTGAACCACCTCCAACTAATGCAGCGATAGTGTGACTATCAATCTGCGTCCAAGAAGACGAAACGCCATTAGAATTTATAGACTTAACACGTACATCAATAGTTGTTCCTGATGCTACACCTGATATGTACAGAGGCGAGTTATCCGTAGTGTGTTCTAAATCCCAAGCGTTCTCAGGTGTGCCACCTGCTATTCTTACTTGAATTACATATTTATCAACAAAGCTATCTGTTGGTTCTGTCCATGCTACAAAGATTCTAGGACTTGTTGAGCCATCACTATTTGTTACTTGATAATTCTCACCACTTGATACAGTCACACTTGTAACGGGTAGCACACTGAAAGGGTCAGGTAAGTTTGTATCAGGTATTACAGTGTATGCGCCTGTGTCTGCCCAAGGGTAAATTGTATCTTGGTGTTCTGTTAAAGCAACAATAACATTACCATCTGACTTTAATGTTAAGTCCATAACTCTGAATAACTTTGCTGACCAACCAGGTGTTCTGTGAGAAACAGAAACAATATCACCGATGCTATTTTGTAAAGCCTCACTTGTAGAAAGAAATGAACATTTAATCTCTTGTCTTGACTTGTTTACGACTGTTTTAGCTATGTTTCTTGCTTGGTAAATGTTTGTTATGGTCGGCAGCCTAACTCTCTTTTCTAACTCAACTCCACCATCTTCTGCTAATAATGTTGTCTCTTCAGAGCTTCCGCCTTCTGGATAGATTGCTTGGTCTTCTTGCCAGTTATTATCTTTATTAACAAAAGTAGCAATAACTCTATTATATCTCGTGCCTTTCTTTTCACCTGATATGCTAATTCCTTCAACAATATGGTCTTCTGTAAATGCAAAAGAGGCTGTTCCTGTGTTCTCTATAATTAACTTATAAATACCTTGCGTGTATGGCATTAATCCTCTCATACCATTAAGCAATATCTTTACGTTGCTCATAATTGTAAGGTCTGTACTTAAAATAACATTACAGTTAAATGTATTTATGTAAGAGCCACCACTATAAGACTCAACTAGAGCATCAGAAATCTGAAAAGAATTATAAAACGAAGTGTATCCTGATTCAAAATCACCTGCAACTAATCCTTTACCATATCTTGCATTTGTTAAATAATCCAACATACACTCAACAGGGTTAGTTGAATAGGTTTCAGCTGTGCTTAATACACCACTACTATTAAATGTTCTTACTTTACGACCTCTTACAACAGCGTGTATAGTAGGGATTGAGCCGAATACCTCTCTATCCCATTTAAGCCTAATACCTAAGTAAGCGACACCTTTCAATGTATGGGCTGTAGTCCAACTAGGTGAATTCAAAAGCGTTGTATCCACTGTCTGAGTATCAGAACCAAGATGCTTATTGATTGTAATTAGTCCGCTAAATTTTCCATCACTTGATAAAACGTCATTAATATAAACATCCATAATATTTTCTACCTCACCCTCACATAAAACTAGGGCAATGTATAAATATACATTATCTGTTCCTGATGTCTCTACAAACACTCTAGTTCCACCAACTTTACGTTCACCGTAAATAACAGGTATCTGGGCATTATTACTTTGCTTATTTAATAGAGCGCCATCGTTACCTACTTGGTCTTCTTCCTCAATATCAGGTGCTAACAACCATGATATTACAGCAGTAACAAGAAAACTAATAAACCATTCAAACATTATTCTCTACCCCACTTTAAATCTTTAACAATATTGGCGGCAAAGTCGAATCCCTTATCGCCTGTGAAAAATAATAATTGTGAATTACTATTGGTTCGTCTTCCACCCTTTCTTTCAAAATCAGACCAGTGAGAGGATACACCCAACTCAACAGTTGAAGTTTCTGGAGTGTCAACAATATCATATTCCGCTATTCGTCCATCAAAGATTAGTACGGGAGTTCCAACTATGGCGTTGTTAGCATCTAAATAAGCACGATAAACTATCAATTGTTTGGATATGTATGCGCTACTTAATAAAGTCGCTATAAAGGACTGTTCTACGCCTGATAGTTTTATTTTTGATGTTCCAACTCTGACTTCTGAGCTTTCTTTAACAGTTGATATGTTTAATAAGTGGCTACTAGCAACGTAAGTATTTCCGCCTACTGAAATATCCTGTCCTGCATCGGTTAAATAAGATGTTGAGGATAAATGAATCTCAACTAAGTGACACATCTTTACAGAGTCTTTAGCAAGCTCAGTTATTACATCAGCGTGAATACTCCTACTCATAGTGCCTCAATAAAATCTACTTCGTATCTCATTAAATTATCATTACTCAAACCGAACTCTTGAATGTCATTTTTTAGCCTAACCTTCATTGTTACGTTATCGTATGTAATTACTTGGTCATTTGCTACACTAGAGCGAAGAGGAGGCTGTATATCGATAGATGTTGTGTTACCCCCTGTCTCGGTATGACCAACAACCATATATACCTTATCATGGGTAAATTTAATCATATCACCTTCAACAATAGTTCCAGTGATTCCATCTACGACAATTGTTGTCTGGCCTGCAGCTTTAGCGCCATTAACTCTAAAAGTTCCTGATGCTGTACCTCTAGCGTCTTCTAAGATAGGTATTCTTACAGTGAAAGTTTCTGATTGACCACGTTGTTGCATTACATAAGCAAATACAGGCATAAAGTCTGCTTGGGTCATAGGTGGATATTTAGCTGAGAATTCCCAATACTGACTAGCTAGTTTTCTTGATTGGGTTCTACCGTTTACTGACTTAGATGTTAAAGTCTTATCTATTGACCTTAAATTTACTGACATAAAAACTGGTGTCGTTGGGTATGCCATTATGTAGTCACTCCTGTGAGTCCTCTATCGTTCATTGCTTGGTTAATAATACCTGTGATTAAACCTCTACGAGAGCTTAATAGTTCATCAAATCCGTTTGTATCATTAGCAGTAATATTGAAGCTAACATTGACATCGCTACTTTGAGATTTACTGCCGCCTAGTGAATCATTTGGAATAATCGTTCCTGTTTTGCTTGGCATAAATAACTCAGGGCCTTCTTCACCAACGATATAAGGTTGGTTTCCAGTTACAGTACCACCTTCAGCCTTGAACATTCCACCCAATCCACCACCAAAGCTCATGGCATTAACCATTCCTTGTCTAATTTGGATTCTAATTAAGTCAGCAATAATTGAACGTGCCATATCTTTAAATGATACTTTACCGCCCATTGCCATAGTTACGAAAGCGTCTTCCATTGAGGTAGCAAACTTTAAGCCAACATCACTAAGTGCCTTAGTTTTATTTTCAGCATCTTTACTTGTGTCGATATATTCTTGAAGACCACCTTTAACACCGTTCCAACTATTCTTCATATTATCAAGCCATGTGAGTTGTGCAGCTTGAGCTTCAGTATTATTAGGAAGTTTTGGTTGTTCTGGCGGATTAGCAACTTCCCATTCTGCTAAAAATGTAGAACGCATATTAGCGTCTTCCATGCTTTGGAATAATTTATCTAGTGTTGGTTGTGCTTCTTTAGCTTTTTCAAAAAGACCACTCACGCCATCATATATCCAACCAATAACACCAGCAAGAGCAGTAGCACCAACAACAATAGCTTTAGCTTTTCTACCGCCTAAGAAAGCCATAACGATACCTACTGATTGCACCCACTCAGGCATACTTCTGTAAACATCAAATACTGATTTCATAGCAGAGCCAACAGCTAAAACACCATTTCCAAATGATTCTATCATTGAGATAGCTTCAGGACTACCTAGAGCAGTAGTTAATTCTTCTATCTTGATTGTTACAGCAGAAAGGACACCAGTCTTACCAAATTTGATTTGAAGTTCTTCCCAAGCTGAATTTAGTTTCTTTAGAGCGCCGTTTAATCCCTGAAGCTGGATGTCTGCCATTTTTTGAGCAGTTCCACCTGAAGCCTCAAGCTCACCCCGTAATTCTTTAATAGCTCCAACACCTTGTTTCATTGATGCCATTAAGGTTGGGCCTGCTTGAACACCAAATATATTAACCATATCAGTAGCATCAACGCCAGCGTCTTCAAGGTCGCCCATGATATTTATTAAATTACGCATTGAGCCATCTGAGTTTTTAAACTCAACATCTAAATCCTTAAATGCTTTTTTAGCCTGTTCAGTAGGGATTAGTAATTTAGCAATACCTCTTCTAAGCGCAGTACCACCTAATGAGCCTTTAATACCAGCATCAGCCATCTTACCGATAATAGCCGTCAGGCCATGCATTGATAGTCCAGCAGTGTCAGCCATAGGAGCTGCAATTTTCATAGCCTCACCAAGCTCCATGACGTTCATGTTAGCACTTGATGTTCCCTTAGCCATTACATCAACTAATTTACCAGTGTCTGAGGCAGCTAAACCAAGACCTGACAAGATGTTAGACGCAATATCAGCAGAGGTTGCTAAGTCAGTTCCAGAAGCGGATGCTAAGTTTAGGATTCCTGGCATTGCTGCCATTGTTTGTTGAGCATCGAAACCTGCCATTGCTAGGAAGGTCATACCATCAGCTGCTTGTGAAGCAGAGAATTCAGTTGTCTTACCTAAATCACGGGCTTGGTTTTCTAATGCTAGGAGAGTTTTACCAGTGCTTCCACCAATAGCAGAAACTTTGTTCATTGATTGTTCAAAGTCACCAGAAGTCTTAATTGACATGATACCAAGGCCACCGATAGCAAGGCCAGCAATCTTACCGAATTTGACAAGATTTGCACCTACCGCTTTACCTGATAGACCAACTTTGTTTAATTTATTGTCAAGAGCGTGTAGTCCTGCTAACGCTTTAGCCGAATCAATTCTTACTCCAAGTACCGCTAAACTAGCCATTGCTATCTTCCTTTAAATTATAGTAAGCAGCCCAAGTAATAACTTCTGTATTAGTCATGTCCATTACTTCGGATAGAGATATATTCCGTCTATCCGCTAACGAACAATAAAACATTAAGTCCTTATCAGACTTTAAGACTTTTTTACTTGCTCTACCGAAAGTTCTGTAGCTGAAATTTCTTCAACAATACGACCAACAATATCAGGGTCATACTCTCTCATCATTTCATTCAATTCATTAGCACGCCAAATAGCTTTACCATCAACATCCAACGCTCTCATAATCAAAGACATAAATACAGCTTCAACCTGTTTACCATCAGAATAGTGTTTAAAGATTTGAGCCTGTTGTCTACCAGTCATCGCACCCTTGTAATAAACCTTGGCTTTCTCATCCTTGGTACTCCACTCAGGAACGTCAATAGAAAATAATTCTCCTGACAATCTATCATGGAATTGAGCTACAGCATTATCTTTAATTCCCATTAAGCTACATCATCCCAAGTAACAGCACCGTTAGCTTCAAAACTTATTGAAGTTTCAACAACACCGTCAAGAGTAGTAGATACACCTTTCTCAGTAATAATCGCTTGTAAAGCAGCATACTTATCACCAGTAACAGCACCTTCAGGATATAGCTTTAATGCTACTTCAGCACCAATAGTCATTGCGCCTTGTCCAGTTGTGTCAGTCTCATCCCACATAGCAGTCATTGAACCACTAGCTGAAGTTAAACCTACAACTTTAGTTCTTGCTGTGTCGCCCATCTTAGATGTATCAATAGTATCTGCTGATTCAGAGATACTCCAGTCTTTTACTTCTGCGATTATATTTGCACCAACCTTAGCTACACCTTCGCTACCTTTATGAATTGCCATCGTCTTGCTCCTTTACTATAGTTTTTGTTTTTGTTTTTGTTTCAGACTTTTCCGCCCAACCTTTCGCCTTCATTTCTTCAATCTTTGAAGGGTGTGGCGTTACACCGTTTTCTTTATCACTAGGGTGATATAAAACTATTGCTTTTTTCATTCGTCTCTCCAGTATGGAATTGTTACATTCACTTGATGCCAAATGTCATTAGTGCCTACAGTCTCAATGCTTGCGACATCACAAACCACATCGCTAAATTGCTTACCGTCAAAAATACTAACTACTGTGTCGGCGTGTTTCCTTATTATACTTGTTCCTGAGTCAATAGGAGTGAATAATTGAACAACAATTATCCCCGTGTGTCGCTTGCTGTTATTGATTGCTCTGTAAGAGCTTGAGCCATTAAGGATAGTTATCTTTACCCAATCCTCGTTATTAGGCATATCAAATGCTACGTTAGGCCAAGCAATACTCGTATCTTTCCAGTGTTCTTCAAATCTATCTTCAATAGCTAACCGCTCATTATTAAAACTCATAATAGGCTCGCTTTAATTTCATTCAAAGTTACAGACAACATTCCTTTCGGCGCTTTAGTTTTACTATGTCCGTGTTCTAAAGCGTAAATATAAGGTAATGAATTAGTGATGTAAATTGGCTTTATTCCACCAGTGAAACTAACACGCGGTGCTTTAGCAGGGATACCTTGTTCAGTGCTTGTAGCGCTGTCGTCAATCGAAGAGTCCATTCCACCAATTGATAAATTCCAGTTACCCTTAGCACGGCCTGTATCAACAGGAGTCTTTGCAGTAACACCATCAAATATCTCTAGTGCTATTTTGCGTACAGCTACTTCTGCGCTTACGCCAGTTTTCTTACTGAATAATTTCAAGTCTCCATTAAATGATTGAACACTCATCCTAACTTCCTTATTGTGATAGTGTACGAAGCGTTAACGGGGTCTGAGTCGATATCGTTAATAGTGTATCTTTCTGATGCCCTAATAATGATGTCGCTAGTTTTAGGTGTAAACGCTAGCCCTTTAGAAGCAAAAACGAGGCTTAATTCGCCTGTGTTGCCCGACGATATAATGTCTTTAGAAATCTTAGCGCTTATGACGCTGACAATAGCTTTAACAGTATAACTAGTCTCTATAGCTGTATTTTGTCCGAAGGACACGTCATACCCGGCTTGTGTCTTTGTAACAAAGGTTACACTCTCTGCGATATCACCGGTAGCGTCTATAGCGGAACTCACCGCGCTGAGGATAGCGTCTCTTAATCCCATTAGGTTCTCACTACAGGAACTGTGCCAAATTTAGCACGTGCATGAATAGAACCCCAACCTCTTAACATTTCCTGAACAATAGAAGGCATTACGCCTGCAGTGTCGTTCTTGTCAAATGCTAATTCAATTGACCCTACGGTCAAACTCGTTAAGCCTTTACCTTGAGCGTCACCTGTTGGGTCACTTGCTAACAAATGCCTGGCGAATTCGGCTGTAGCGTTCTTGATAGGGTTAGGAACTATCGAAGACGACACAAAGAATCCGTCGTCTAGCACGTCTACTCGCCCCCAAGCCAGCGCTTGAGTGCTCGAAGCTCTTGAGCCTGACCAGTCGATCTTTTCATCTAAGATACGAGTAGCCATCTTCAAGGCTATCTCTTTATTGG